ATTCATCTTCATAACAGCGCTCATCTGTCGACTGAATCTCATTGGCCCAAAACGACCATTGAGCACATACAGGAGATCATGGACGTGACTGTCAACACTGATTCGTTTGAAGTCATTGGATATGATGATACTGGCGCTGGGAATCTCCACTCAGACATTGCCCCTTCACCGATGTATCGGGCTATTTTTGAGATGGACTCCACTGGTCTCCCTGATGATATGCGTTGTAAGAAACAAATCAACAATATGTCCAGGAAGCAGCGGAACCATGATTCTGCGGCCGGCATTGCTGCAATTATGACCCACAAGTCTTATGATCCCAATTTGGCGAAAGAATTTATGAATGCTGCTGAAGCGTACGTAGAATCTATTGTCGCAATGGATAAGGCTGGAGACGGTTGCATTCTTAGGCACATTCATCCTGTCGATTTAGATACGGCTATCAATGGCTCTCGCATGGACAAAGATATTAACCATAGAGGCCTCGAAGCGATTACTATGAACACCAGCGCTGGATTCCCTTGGAACCTCATCTTTCCCGAAGAGGTTCAAGAAGGAACTCAGCGAATTGGCAAGTGGCCTTGGTACAAGTGCCATTTTGGGCCAAATGGTGAACGCCATTATACGATGGGTAAAGAGTTGCTCGAATCTTATGAGGAGCTCTTGCGCCTCTTCAAGCATGATCACAACACTAAAGTCAAGTTCGTGACAGCTTGTAAGGATGAGGTGAAGAAGCCAGAGAAACCAACGCGACTCATTATGGTTGGTCCACAGTGTTTGACCATTGTGTGTAGGGAATACCTGCTCACTATTTGCCGCGTCATGCAGCTCAACCCTTTTGTGTTTGGGGCTGTCGTTGGCTTGGATTGCACTTGTGTCCAATGGGATCAAGTTCATGACTTCATTTGCGGAACCAAAGGGTTTGAAAAACACACTTTCGATGGTGACTACAAGGACTTCGACAAGAAGCTCTTTGAGGAAGTTACCCGAGCCGTGGAATGGATTATCATCTCTTTGTGTGAGCGCAGCGGGAATTATACTCCTGAAGACATGTTCGTGGTCGAGTCTATCCTCCGCTGCCTTTTGTCCCCAGTTGTTGACGTCTTTGGTGTCGTGTACTGGTTCCGTTCTTTTAACACGAGTGGGAACTCCCTGACGACGCAGATTAATTGCATTGCTAACATGCTCTTTATCTGGGTGGTCTGGACCCGCCGTATGAAGAAGGATATGGGCTCCGCCTATGATGAAAGGACGAGTCGTGAGATGTTCAACAGATTTGTGCGTGTTGTGACTTATGGCGACGATCACATGGTCGGGATTACTTACCCAGACATGCTTGATTGCCGCATAATGGAGCAGGAACTCGCCCAGCTCATCACGTACACAGATGCCCATAAGAACTCTGGAGACCTCATTGCTCCGTTCACGCCACACGAGAAGCTTATTTTCTTGGGTAGATCTATGGTCGTTGACTCAACTGGATCATATAAATGTCCAATAGAGTTTGGCCGTTTGTCCAAGACGTGCCTGTATTACAGGAAGCGTGCTGGTATGCAATATGAGCAAATGATTCCAGACTTGTTCAGGGGTATTCTGTTAGAGGTTCATTTCCATGGAGAGGAGGTTTACAACATCTTTTTCAGTCGCATAGTTGCAATCATGTCTGAGCACTATGGTCTTAATCCCATGGATGTGCGCAAGACTTTCTTCCTAGACACTGATGGCAATCTGCTCACCTACGACTATTTCCGTCAGTGGTGGCTGGATAAGAAAAACAAGGGATTCCTCCGAGATCCCAAATATGATGATACCATGTCGCCAGATCTTGAGAGAGATGAGGCGCTCTATGGCCGCTACCGCGCGCTGAAGGCGCGTGGCGGCAACCAGACCAACGTGGCTTAAATGCCACATTAAGGTTTCTAGCATTCCTTTCGATCTAATCGATAAAAGCCTAGGTTTATATCATTTGTATATATATTTATGGTTTTTGCAGGAGTTTTCCTACTGATGTTTTTCCGGTTAATAAAACCTGACCCGACTCTGCAACCCATTTGCAAGATGGTGTGTGATCTTAGTCGGTGCCGTTTCATGTTATGTATTTACA